GCCGACCCGCCATGGTCAAGGGCCAGTACGTGTGGCTGAACGACCCCTGGCAGGAGATCCCCGAGCTGCCCATGTGGGTCGTCGAGGAGATCGAGCGCAAGAAGGCCACGGCGCCCGCCCCCCGGCCGTACACGGGCGGCACAGGCGCGACCTCGGTAGGCGTACAGGACCGGGTCACCCAGCTCGCCGACGAGGCGGCCATGGCGCCCCAGGGCCACCGGAACAACGTCCTCTTCCAGAACGCCGTCAAGGCGTTCGAGTACGCCAACGCGGGCCAGATCGACCACGACGAGGTCGAGTTCATCTTCACCCAGGCCGGGCTCCACGCCGACAACGACGAGTCCATGGTCCGAGGCACCGTGGCGAGCGCCCGCCGGAAGGCGATCAAGGCATACCAGTGGGTTACTCGCGGTAACTCGACGGCCCAGAAGGGGCAGGACATGAACGACACCGTCGAGATCCCGGAGCCCCGCGACGAGGACGCCCCCACCAACCACGCGCCCGTACACGCCGAGCCCGACGCCCCCATGAAGGTCGCGCGCCAGCTGGAGCCCCTGTGGACCACCCCCCAGGGCAAGACCCTCTACCACTGGCGCGAGACGTGGATGCAGTGGACGGGGACCCACTGGCGCGAGACCGGCGCCTCCGCCCTGAAGACCCGCCTCTATCTGGAGCTGGAACACGCCGTCTACCAGGGCGCCGACAAGAAGGGTCAGCCCCTCTTCAAGCCCTGGAACCCCACCCAGAAGAAGATCGGCAACCTTATCGACGCCATCTCCGCCGTCACCCACCTCGACGAGAGCGTGGAGACCGGATCCTGGCTCGGGTGCGCGGGCAAGAAGGGCCTCATCTCCTGCCGCAACACCCTCGTCGACCCCCTCACCAGGGTCACCACCGGACACACCCCCGCCTACTTCACCACCACGTCCGTGCCGTACGCCTACGACCCCCAGGCCGAATGCCCGCAGTGGCTGGGCTTCCTGAAGCTCGTCTTCGGCGATGACGCCGAGTCCATCCAGGCCATCCAGGAGTGGGCCGGGTACGTCCTCTCGGGCCGCACCGACCTCCAGAAGGGCATCCAGCTCATCGGCCCGCCCCGTGCCGGTAAGGGCACCGTGGCGCGGATCCTGGAGAAGCTGATCGGCAAGGAGAACTCCACCGGCACCACGCTCGGCGACATCGGGCGGCAGTTCGGCCTCGCCGGACTCGTCGGCAAGAGCCTGTGCGTCGTCGGCGACGCCCACATGGAGAACCGCAACAACGCCGCCATCGTCACCCGCCTCCTCATGATCACCGGCGAAGACTCGATCACCATCGACCGCAAGAACCGCACAGAATGGGTGGGACGGCTCGGCGCCCGCGTCATGATCCTCGCCAACAAGCCCCCGAAGTTCTCCGACGTCTCCGGCGCCATCGTCAGCCGGTGGATCACCGTGCAGTTCACCCAGAGCTTCGAGGGCCGCGAGGACGAGACCCTGGAGGCCCGGCTCACCACCGAGCTGCCCGGCATCTTCAACTGGGCCCTGGAGGGCCTGAAGCGGCTCACCGAGCGTGGGCGGTTCGTCCAGCCCGGCTCGGCCATGGAGACGCTCCAGACCCAGCGGGACAACGCCTCCCCCATCAAGGCGTTCGTCGACGAGCAGGCCGTACGCGGCGAGGGGCAGTGGATCCTCAAGGACAGCCTGTTCGCCGCCTGGAAGAGCTGGTGCATGGTCAACAACGTGCAGGCCGTCGGGACCACCGCCCAGTTCGCCACGGACCTCTACGCGGCCTTCCCCGGCATCGCCCAGGGACAGAAGCGGATCAACGGCAAGGTCATGCGCGTCTACACGGGCATCACGCTCGCCACTGAGGAGGGGATGGTCGTCCCCGCCACCCAGTCCAACGGCAACATCCAGATGACGATCAACACCACCGAGGAGAGCAAGTGAGCCAGGGCGACGACCCCCAGGTGCCGGTGTACTCGACGTACGAGTACGCCATGAGGCTGCACTGCGTTCGATGCAAGGCGCAGCCGGGCGAAGAGTGCGATGCCCCCAGGAAGAACGCCAGGCTGGCGGTGTACGACCGCAAGAGGGCTGCCCTGGGTCTCCCGCCGCGTGAACACGCCCCTCAGATGCGGATTCACGCTGCTCGCCAGGACGCGGGACGTCGACTGCATCAGAAAGAGCTGATCGCGGCATACAAGGCGATGGGCAGCAGGTAGCCCGTCGGACGAAGCCCCCGCTTCGGTGGGGGCTTCTTCATGCCCCAAGATGGCTACAGAGGGTGATTCTTGGTGACTGAGCGTGCCTGTCACACCCCTGTCACGGGGGTGTCACACCCCCTGTCACAGGGGGGGTGCGACGGTCTTTATGCAGGTCAGAGGCCGTGTCACACCCCGTCACACCCCTAACTCCAAGAGTGTATGCGCGGGAGAACAAAAGAGAGGAGTAGTGGGTGTGTGTATGACGCCCCCAGCCGTTTAGGGGTGTGACACCCCGCGACGCCTGTGACAGGGGCACCTGACCTGCGGCGATGGGCGTCACAGGGGGGTGTGACAGGGGGTGTGACGGCTGCCGGGTGGGTGTGACAGGGAAGGGTGGCAGGACAAATCGCGCGCCGTAAGCCGCAGGAGATGTCAAGCGAATCCCAAACTTTTCTGATCTTTGTACGATCCTCCAACCGGGCGCAGCGAAGGTCCGAATAGTTGAACTTTCAACCACCTTGAGTGGAGAAGTCCGTTTAGTTGAATCTTCAATTACCTCACGCAGTCGAGTTCGCATAGTTGAACTTTCAACATGACAACGTTGTCGGGACGGCCCAGGCTTGACAACGTTGTCATCATGGCGTGGTAACGCACCGCACTTGACATGAGCACGCCATGATCATCTGACACGCAGTCAGGTTCATCGTCATGTTACTGACGGGTCATCAGAACGGGCCTCAATTCTTGACGTGCCCATGTCTACTTGACACGGCAGGATAATGTCCGTTATCCTTCTCTGTATGAGCACAGCACTTGAGCCCTACGCGGGTACCGAAACGACGGCCGTCGAGCCGGTCGAGTCCGAGCGCGCCCGGCGCGAACTCGAACAGACGTACAGCGACGACCTGCCGCGTCTCGTCTCGATGTGGATCACGTCGAAGAAGTCGGCCAACACCCGTAAGTCGTACGTCCGGGGCTTCAAGCGCTGGGAGGCGTTCTGCCGCTCGGTGGACGTTCACCCCATGCAGGCGGGTTACCCGCACGCCGAGGCGTACGGACGCTCCCTGGACGGCGGGAAGAACACCTCGGGCGCCCAGTACCTCTCTGTGGCCTCCAGCTTCTACAAGTACGCCAAGCGCCTGCGCGTCGTGGACTACAACCCCTTCGACGGCGTCGAGCGCCCCACCGTGGACGTGGACCACTCGGACACCGAGGGCCTCACCGAGGACGAGATGGCCCTGCTGCTGGTCACGGCCCACAAGAGCAGCCGTCGCAGCTACGCCCTGTGCATGCTGCTCTACACCGTGGGCCTGCGCATCGATGGGGCACTGGGCGCCGATGTGGACAGCCTGGGCTACGACAAGGGGCACAGGACGATCACGGTGCGCCTCAAGGGTGGGGGCACCTCGAAGAAGGCGCTGCCTCCCATCACGTCTCACGCGATCGATGAGTACCTCGATGGACGCACCGAGGGCCCGCTGTTCATCACCAGCTCAGGGGCCCGTATGGGGGAGCCTGAGGCATGGAAGATGCTGAGGCGCCTGGCCAAGCGTGCAGGGCTACCGCAGGCGGACACCATCCACCCTCACGTGCTGCGTCACGGGTTCATCACGGATGCGCTGGACAAGGGAGCTGCGCTGCATGTGGTGCAGGACGCGGTGGATCACAAGGATCCTCGTACTACACGACGCTATGACCGCGCACGTAACAGGCTGACCAACAGCCCTGCCTACACGGTCGGTGCTTCGATCGCAGAGAAGTTGGAAGAGTTGTCATGACATGACAGATCGTCACGAAGATTACTGACTGAGATCAGGGGTGGGGCGCAAGGGCCCCACCCCTTTTGTTACGAAATTTTTCAAATCGGCTGGCGGACATAGGGGTTCAGACACGACCCACACTCGATTCCCGAACCTGACTTGCCAATCGACACGCCAGTTGATACGCTATCCCCATGGCACAACACGCCGACCCCACGCGGGTCACTAAGCCCAAGCCTGGGGCCAGGGGTGTCTACCCATGGAACGACTGGACCGACGGCGAGTGGTGGCACCTCAAGCAGGGCTCCGACTACCAGACCACGACGCGGGTCTTCCAGTCGGTGGCACGCAACCACGCCCGCCGACACGGCTTCACGCTCCAGACGCAGCTGGCCGACGACGGCACATTCATCTGCTTTACGAGGAAGGAGGCGAAGTGATCACCTTCGACCGCGTCGGCATCTGCCTGAACAAGGCGCGGATGGCCGTGGAGGGTTACAGCCCCCGCAACGGCCGCGCCCACGGCTCCCTGACCGTGGACGTCCTCGTCTGCTCCGAGTGTCACCAGGCCGTCCGCGACTCCATCGAAGCCTGCGGCATGACGCCGTACACCACTCAGTCTCAGGCCCTCGACCGTCTCTGCGGCGAGCGCACCACCTTCGAGGCGAACAGCTACTCGAACACGCACCCCGAGGAGGCGTCGTGAACATTAGTGACGACATAGTCGAGCAGGACGGGTACATCAAGCGGACGACCGTGATCGAGGGCCGCTTCGCTGGTCTTGTGACGGAGGAGATCGACCTCTGCACGACCATCTCGATCAGCACTTGGTCGCTGCGCGCGAGCGACTTCAAGCCGGGGGCGCTCTACAGCCAGCGGCACGACATCGAGGTTGGCAGCTACCAGGAGGCGTCGTACGACGAACTCATGGCCGACGAGACGCTCAACGACTACCCCGGACACACCCTGAGCCCGGAGAACCCGCGTGGCTTCAAGGCCCGTCTGGTGATGCCGGAGCCCGAGCGCTACCGCTGGGTCCGTGCCGCCGTGTCCGACCACCACGTGGAAGTGGCCAAGCGATTCCAGGAGGCGTCGTGATCTCCCTGATACAGCAGCACTGGGGCAACGGCCGTTACTTCGACAACTGCCAGGACGTGTGGACCGCCGACCGTGGCGAGACCGTCGTCGTCCGCCTGCGCGACCCCGAGGGCCAGCCCTACGGCACCGCCCGGATGACCCGCCAGGCCGCCGAGGACCTGGTCGAGCACCTGACGGCCGCCCTGGAGGTCCGCGAGAAGCAGCGGGCGGCCATGCGCCGTGGCCACAAGAAGCCGTTCCTGGACCTCACCCCGTCCCTGCGGGCGCGGGAGATGGGCGGCGAGCTGTTCAACATGGCGGTCCTGCACGAGTCGGTCAACGGCTCCCGTCAGGACGCCCCGCTGTTCGACACCTCGCGCCCCAAGGTGTACGTGAAGGTGATGGCCGCCCTGCGCACGCACTGCGCGCAGCACGTCGCCAGCTACACCGAGGCGTACGGAGAGGCCCGCCTGAAGGAGCACGTCAAGGACGTCATCACGTCCCTGCCGGACCAGATCGTCCTGCACCTGAACGACCTGTGGGACGACTGCCAGACGCAGGCATGTGCCGAGGAGTACATGGCCTGTTCGGAGATTCTGCGCCGCTTCCAGGACGACGTGCTGGAAGCCGAACGGCAGATCGGCAAGAACGCCGCATAACCCAGAAGGGGAACCCATGCACCGCAACGAGAACCCGGACCGCATCACCGAGTTCACCATGTACGGAGACCGTGACGGCGAGGAGAACGTCTTCGTCGGGGACTCCCAGACCGCCCGCGCCATAGAGGAGCTGGACCGGCGCCTGACCACGGGCCTGAAGAAGGTCGAGCAGCGCGTCGAGCACGTCGTCCGCCACCTGCCCACCATCGACCCGACGCCGGGCTGCATCTACTGCGAGGTGGGAGATGCGGCCTGAGAGCTTCGACCGGGTCATCCGCTCGATGACGCCGGGCACGAACCGTATCGACGCCGAGGCGGTCCTGCTGCGTGAGGTGCGGAAGCACCGCTCGTGCCCGCTGGACGGCCACGCGGACTGCGCTCTGCTCCCGGCGGCCGGGGCGTTCTACATGACGATGGCCCACCACGCCCACGAGCACGCGCTGGAACGGCTGATGGAGACCTGGATCGCCATCGCCAGGGCGTTCGACAAGGGCGAAGACCTGGACGGCCCGGTCCACAAGATGTACGACGTGGCCTTCACCTACAGGCTGCTGCTCAGCTGACCATCACAAGGCGGCCCCCGACTCGATTCCGGCGAGCGGGGGCCTGTCCACGGAGAGGTAGCTCCATGAACTACACGACTGTATCCCTTGCGGGGATCGCAGCCGCGACCGGCATCATCATCTGGTTCGCCATGCACTGGTGGATCAAGGAGGGCCACAAGCCCAAGAAGATCATCTCCTTCTGCCTCTCGATCGCGTACGGGATCCTCGCGATCCTCGGCACGGCGGGCGCCTGGTCGGGCCTGGGGGCGGTCTCCTGGGGCGCCCTGTGGGTGAACAACCTGGCCGGGTACATCGGCCTGGTGTGGGGCGTCGGAGGCTCGAACCAGGACGTGACGCGGGCCCAGCAGATCGTGCTCACCCCTGGCGGGTACGTGATCCTGTTCCTGTTGACGGTGGTCCTGGTGGCCCTGTTCAAGTTCTCGAAGATCTCGAAGTGGAAGGTGCTCGGCGGCTTCATCGCCGGGTGCGGGCTGGGCCTGTCGGGATCGATCGCCGGTGCCGCCGCCATCCCGCTCGCCTCCGCCGTGAACGGCATGGGCGTCGTCTTCACGGGGGTGTTCGCGTGAACGGCTTCCGTGTGATGGGCCGCGTGATGTGGTCGGGGACGGCGAACACGGCCTGGCGTCTGTGGTGGTACCAGGCGGCGAAGGCGGAGACCGGCGGCAAGCGGGCCGGTCTGGTCGCCACGCGGGCGGCGGGGACGGTGGCCGTCCTATGGTTCGGGGGCGGCACGCTGTGGGCGCTGGGCGCCCTGCCGTACGTCCTCCCGGCTGGCTGGTTCGTTGCGGTGGGCGTCTTCGCCGACGTCGAGGTTGGTACGGACCAAGCCCTCCCCTCCCCCACCGAGGCCCCTCCCCTCGAAGACGAAGAGGCTGGTCAGGAGCTTGAGATCGAGAAGGGGCGCATCGGTAAGGCCCGTGTGCTGAAGGTGCGTGACCCGCGTGATCCGGCCAGGACGCACCTGGTGTGGCTCGACAAGGCCCCGCAGAAGGAGGCGTCGTGAAGAAGCTCCTGAACTACTTCTGCGTGGCCTGCGGGGGCTGGTTCCGCACCTCATGCCCGCACGGCCCCTCGTACGGCCCGGCGACCTACTGCGGGCAGTGCGGCTGGTGGGTATCCGACTGCCCGCACCAGTGACCTGATATGAAAGTGGCCCGGACCCCCGCATCGGGGTCCGGGCCGGTAGATCCCCTCGAAAGGGAACCCATGCAAGTACGAAGTGTAGCGGCCAACAAGACCATCGGAACCATCGTCTATCTGGTGTGCGCCGCCTCCACCGCGTCGGCGGAGTACGACCTGGCGGTGGCGTGCGGCTTTGGAGGGATGGCCTGGTGCCTCCCGGCGGCGCTGGATGCGTACGTGCTCGTGGCTCTGCGGGAGCGACGGGACACCGCCCTCGCGGTGGGTGTCCTCCTGGTGATGGTGGCGACCTCCCACCTCCTCTCCAGCGAGTTCCTGGAGATGACGGCGTGGGTGGTGATCGGGGTCTCCAGCGTGGCGCCGCTCATCCTGTGGCGGGTGCACGGCCTGCTGTGGGGTCACCGCCCTGATGCCGTCGAGGAGGCTCCCCTCCAGGTCTCTCCAGCCCCCGTGGAGGGGGAGCTGGAGGCCCTCCAGCCGCAGGTCACGCCGGTGTACGACCAGATGCAGGAGCTGCCCGCACCGCCGCCTCCAGCCTTCGAGCCGCCCCTCCAGGAGGAGCCCCAGACGACGCTGGAGCGTGCGTTGGAGGGGCTGGTGATCGACCAGGAGACCCTGGTGGAGAAGCTGGTCGCCAACGGGGAGCCCCTGCCCGGCCGCTCCACCGTGATGAAGACGTACGGGGTGTCCGACTGGACCGCCCGCCGGGCGCTGGAGATCGCCAAGGAGCGCCTCCAGGAGAACGCCGAGACCCTCCAGAAGACGCAGGAGAACTGATGAATCGACGACCGACTCAGCTGGCGTGGAGGTCGGGAGCCCGGCCCTGGTGCACCACCTGCGGGCTTACGATCCGCGTGTACATGGTGTTCGCCGATGGGTCACCCGTGGTGCTCGGGACGTGGTGTCCGTCCTGCGACGCGTACTCCAGCAACGACGAGCACTGGGCGTCATGGCGTCCGGACCTCCCCATCGAGCTTCCGAGCAGGGTGGAGCTGAAGGTCCCCCAGAACGAGACCGCGTGGGAGTTCGCCCGGACCTTCATGCAGGGCGACGGTGAGCGAAAGACCCGGTCGTCACTCTGAGACCCTGTGAGACAGAGAGCCCTGGCTTCGGCCGGGGCTCTTTTGCGTTCGGTCCCTACCGTTTGTTTCCGTCCGGAACAATCCTGGGTACTCTTGACGAGTACACGTCAAGCTCCAGGAGGCGGCATGACCATCGAGCAGGCGGAGGAACCGCTGGCCCGGCTCGGGCTGCTGCGCGAGGGCGAGGAGATCGAGGGCACCAAGAAGCACCCCGATCAGGCAGCCCTCGACATCGAGGCGGCCAGGCTGCGCGGCAAGCGGCTGAGCTACCGCGAGATCGGCGAGCGCATGGGCTGCTCGCAGTCGGCGGCGCACGCCCGCGTCCAGCGCGCATACAAGGCGGCACGTGCCGACGCCACGGACGTGGCCCGCGAGTTCGAGCGGGAGCGGCTGGACAAGCTGTACCGCAAGGCCGAAGAGGTCGCCTCCAAGACCCACTACGTCACCGCGCACGGCAAGGTCGTCGCGCACCCGGAGACCGGGCAACCACTGGAGGACCCGATGCCGGTGCTCGCGGCGTACAAGGAGATGCGCTCGATCGCAGAGTCGTACCGGAAGCTGGAGGGTCTGGACCAGCCGACGAAGGTTGAGCAGACCGGCACCGTGAAGTACGAGGTCGTCGGCGTCGAACTCCCCGACCTGGGTTGACATGAGCACGGCAACGACGGTCCGCGTCGAGCCGCGTGGTGCGGCCAAGGAGCTGTTCGAGTCGGACTACCCCGAGGTGCTGCTGTCGGGGGCAGCAGGCACGGGCAAGACCATCGCGGTCCTGTCGTACATGCACCTGCTGTGCATGAAGTACCCGAAGCTCCGGGCGCTGATCGTCCGCAAGACGCACGCGAGCCTGACCTCGTCGACGCTGACCAGCTTCCGGGAGAAGGTCGCCGCCGAGGCTCTGGCCAGCGGCATCGTCTGGTTCTATGGCGGCTCGTCCCAGGAGCCGCCCGCGTTCAAGTACGGCAACGGCTCGACCATCCTGGTCAGCGGTATCGACAAGGCCAGCAAGATCCTGTCGACCGAGTTCGACCTGATCTTCTTCGACGAGGCCATCGAGTCCACCGAGGAAGACCTCGACTACCTGGTCACCCGCCTGCGCAACGGCGTGCTGAAGAAGCCCCGCCTGCTCATGGCCACGAACCCCGGTGCCCCCTCGCACCACCTCAAGCGCCGCGCGGACGAGGGCCGCTGCAAGCTGCTCTACTCCAAGCACGAGGACAATCCCGGCTACCACGACGGCAAGGACTGGACCGAGGTCGGCCGGAACTACATCGACGGTCTGGACCGCAGCCTGAAGGGCGCCCGCCACGCGCGCATGCGCTGGGGTAAGTGGGTGGCCGCCGAGGGCCAGATCTTCGAGGAGTTCGACCCGTCGGTCCACGTCATCCCCAAGTTCAGGGTGCCGGACGACTGGCCGCTGTACATCACCATCGACTTCGGGTTCGTGAACCCCTTCGTCGCCCAGTGGTGGCGGGTCGACCACGACGGCCGCCTGTACCTGACGCGGGAGATCTACCACTCCAAGACCCTGGTCGAGGACCACGCCCGCCGGATCTTGAACCAGATGGAGAAGTACAAGCGGGAGCCGAAGCCGGTCATCATCGCGGACCACGACGCCGAGGACCGGGCGACCCTGGTCAAGCACCTGGGCCTGCCCGTGGGCAAGGCCAAGAAGGACGTCTCGCGGGGCCTCCAGGCGACGCAGAGGCGGTTCGAGGTGCAGGCCGACGGCAAGCCCCGCATCTTCTTCTTCGCGGACTCCGTGATGCACGTGGACGAGTCGCTGAAGGCGGCGGGCAAGCCGACCTCGACGGTCGAGGAGATCGCCGACTACGTCTGGGACAACACCGGGACGAAGGCGCCCAAGGAGGCGCCGCTGAAGATCAACGACCACGGCTGCGATGCCATGCGGTACATGGTCGCCAAGCTGGACCTGGTGGCACGGGTCCGACGACGTCCGGGAGACCCGTGCTGATGAAGATGTGGAAGGCGCTGCCCGATGGGGTGCAGGCGTACCTGAAAGTCTTTGCGTCGATGTGGCTCTCGGCCGTAGGTCTTGCGGCGATTACCTGGGGGGTGGCCTTGTTCCTCCTGCCCCTGGGGTATATCGTCGGAGGATTTTCGCTGCTACTGTTGGACCGGGCAATTGACATGACCCTGACCAAAGGAGGGCGTAGGTGACCAGTCTCCTCAGCGCTCTCCTCAACCGGTCCGAGCCTCTGCCCTTCTCCCGGATGACGATCGGCAACTACCCGGCCCCCGCGCCCATCGGGACGGTCGCCGGGCTGACGGCGATGAAGAACGTCGGCACCGTCTTCGCCATCGTCAACCGCACCGCCGAGGCCGCCTCGACCGTCCGCTGGCAGCTCTTCCGCAAGCGGACGGACGGCCGCCGCACGTACGCGTACGAGGGCATGGACGACCGGGTCGAGGTCACCCAGCACCTGGCGCTGAAGGTGTGGAACAAGCCGAACCCGTTCTACACGCAGCAGGAGCTGGTCGAGGTCTACGCCCAGCACATGTTCCTGGTGGGTGAGGGCTGGTGGCATCTGCCCCGCCCGTCCGGATTCGCTGCGCCCACGGAGATCTGGCCGGTCCGCCCGGACCGCATGACGATCCTGGAGAGCGCGGACACCTACATCTCGGGCTACGAGTACCGTGCGCCCGACGGCCAGCGGGTCCGCCTGGGCACGGATGAGGTCATTTTCAGCCGCCGACCTGACCCCCTGTCCGAGTACCGGGGGGTCGGGCCGGTCCAGTCCGTGCTCGCGAAGATCGACTCGGTGCGCTTCTCGGATGAGTGGAACCGCGCGTACTTCCTCAACTCGGCGGAGCCGGGCGGCATCATCAAGGTCGCCCGTGACCTCGACGACGACGAATACCGGCGCCTCCAGTTCCGGTGGAACGAGCAGCACAAGGGCCCCGACAACGCCCACCGCGTGGCCATCCTCGAAGGCGAGGACATGGACTGGGTGGAGCGTCAGGCCGTCCACCGGGACATGCAGTTCGCCGAGATGAGCCAACTCAACAGCGAGCAGATCCGTGAGGCCTTCGGCTTCCCGAAGGCGATGCTCGGCACCTCGGAGAACGTCAACCGGGCCAACGCCGAGGCGGGCGAGTACATGTTCGCCCGGTGGATCCTGGTGTCGCTGCTGGAGCGGATCAAGTCGGTGCTGAACAACGAGTTCCTGCCGATGTTCGGGTCGACCGGCGAGGGTGTGGAGTTCGACTACTGCTCGCCTGTGCCCGACGACCGGCAGGCCGACGTGAATGAGCTGACCGCCAAGGTCAACGCGATCGTCGCCCTGGTCGCCGCTGGTGCCGACACCGAGGTCGCCTGCCAGCTGTTGGGCCTGCCCCCCATGGAGTTCAAGAAGCCGGAGCCCTCGGCGTCTCCGGTTGTCATGCCCACGACAGACCCGACGGTCCCCGAGGAGGTGGCCGCATGAAGGCATGGACCGCCAGGGACATCCGCAACCTCCAGTCCAAGGGCGCCCGTTCCTGGTACGAGATCAAGAACAAGGCCGAGGCCAGCGCGACGACGCAGGTCATGCTGTACGACGAGATCGGCGGCTGGGGCGTCTACGCCCGCGACTTCCTCATGGAGCTGTCGGCCATCGAGGGACCGATCGACCTGCACATCTCGTCCGAAGGCGGCGAGGTGTTCGAGGGTGTGGCCATCTATCAGGCCCTCAAGCAGCGCGGCGGCGTGACGGCGTACGTCGACAGCCTGGCGGCCTCGATCGCCAGCGTGATCGCGATGGGCGCCGACCGGGTCGTCATGGCGAAGAACGCCACGATGATGATCCACGACGCGGCCGGTATGGCGATGGGTGATGCCAAGACCCTCCGGGACCTGGCCGACCTGCTGGACAAGACCAGCGACAACATCGCCTCGATCTACTCCGACAAGGCGGGCGGCACGCCGCAGGACTGGCGGGCCGTCATGCAGGCGGAGACCTGGTACAGCGCCCAGGAGGCCGTGGACGCGGGGCTCGCCGACGAAGTTCTCGGCGACATCACGGCGCGCAACGACAACGTTGTCATGAACTCGACATCCGAGGCCGACAACGTCGCCCCCACAGAGCCGGAGCCGGAGCCCGTCGAGGAGCCCGGTTTCGCATTCGACCCCGACGAGTTCCGCCGGGACATGGCGGCTGCGGCTGCTGACGCACTGGAAGGAGTGCACGCGTGACGAAGATCGTCATTCCGACCAACGCGTCGGAACTGGAAGAGCTTCTGGGTGACACCGAGCGTGTCAACAAGATCTGGGCCGACCCGGAGGGCCGCAAGACGTTCCTCCAGAACTACGCCCGTACCGTCATGAACAAGGACAAGGAGCTGGGCGAGCAGGTCAAGGAGCAGACCCAGCTGGCGCTCGCCGAGATGCTCACCGGCGACAAGGGCAAGGTGTCCAACGACATCAAGCGCCTCAACATGACGCTCCGCTCCCAGCGCGGCGGTGCCACGCAGGGCAAGACGCTGTACAACGCCAAGGCCCCCGGTGCGGCCATGGACGAGGAGTTCTCGGACCTCACCGAGTTCATGCAGATGGTCTACCCGCAGCGCGCCCAGCTGCGGAACGGTGAGGAGCTGACCGCCAAGGCGGCCAAGGCCACCAAGATCAAGAACTCGTACGGCACGACCATCCCGTCCGACGGTGGCTTCCTCGTTCCCGAGGTGCTCCGTGCCGAGCTGCTCGCGCTCTCCCTGGAGACGGGCATCACCCGCCCGCGCGCCACGGTCATCGCGATGGAGAACGGCCGGGTCCCGATCCCGACCGTGGACGACACCTCGCACGCCTCCAGCGTCTTCGGCGGCGTGATCTGCTACTGGACCGAAGAGGCCGGTGCGCTGTCGGAGTCCGTGGCGTCCTTCTCCCGCGTCGTCCTCGACGCGAAGAAGCTCACCGCGTACGCGGTCGCCTCCTCGGAGCTGCTCCAGGACGGCTCGGCGTTCTCCGGCTTCCTCACCAGCAAGCTCCCGCAGGCGCTCAGCTGGTTCGAGGACGACGCGTTCATGAACGGCTCGGGCACCGGTGAGCCGCTCGGCTGGCTGAACGCCTCCGCCTCGGTCTCCGTCACCAAGGAGTCCGGCCAGCCCGCCGACACGATCGTGTGGGAGAACATCGTCAAGATGTACAGCCGGATGCTGCCCAGCTCCCTGGGTAGCGCGGTCTGGGTCGCCTCGCACGACACCTTCCCGGAGCTGGCCACGATGGCGCTCTCGGTGGGTACCGGCGGTTCGGCGATCTGGCTGAACAACGGTCAGTCGGGTCCGCCCATGACCATCCTGGGCCGTCCGGTCCTGTTCACGGAGAAGGCCCCGAAGCTCGGCGACGCGGGCGACATCAACTTCGTGGACCTCTCGCAGTACCTGGTCGGTGACCGCCAGATCATGCAGGCGTCCACCTCGGAGCACGTCCGCTTCGCCAACGACGAGATCGCGTTCCGCGTGATCCAGCGCGTGGACGGGCGTCCGTGGCTCCAGTCGGCCCTGACTCCGGCCAACGGTTCGACCGCCACGCTCAGCCCCTTCGTGAAGCTCGGCGAGCGGGCCTGACGTCGCCGCCGGGGGCGGGCAATAAACCCCCCGCCCCCGGTCATCCGCAGAGGCAATCAACCCCCTCAAGGAGGGCACCATGTCCGCAGCAGGAGCCGGTCTCGGCCGGGTCTTCAACGTCATCGCGGCGGCGTCCGGGGTTCACATCCCGCTCACGCGTGCCGAGGCCGTCTCGTTCGTCACCTACGAGGACGACGGCTCGACGATCGCCACCATCAAGGAGTCCATCTCCGGAGCCTCCGAGCAGGCGCTGGACTGCAACGTCTACCCGCACAAGGCCCCTGGCGTCGGTGGCACCTGGACGGCGATGGCCGAGCAGGACGACACCCTCGACCTCGGTGTGTCGGGCGACGACGCGACCAACGACTCCATGGTCTTCACCGTGCGCGGTGACCAGCTCTCGGCGGGCTTCAACTGCGTCGAGGTCACCGTCGACGGCGGTATCTGCATGGCCTTCGTCCACGACCTCAACGTCCAGCGGAAGCCGTCCAACCTCGCCAGCAACATCGTTGCCTGATAGGAGCCCGATGTGACCACCATGATCCAGGGCTCCCAGCTCCGGCAGATCGCTCTCGGCCAGGGACCCGTCTCCAAGGCTTCGGGCGCCATCTCCGGCGACCCGACCATCACCTGCTTCACCGTGGCGGGAGGCGATGTCCTCATCACCTCCCTGTGGCTGAAGGTCACCACGACCATCGCGGCGGCCGGTGGCACGCTCGCCGTTCAGGGCAACCCCACCACCGGCGACACCCAGGTCATCGTCACGGCGACCGACCTGGGTACGACCGACACTGCGGCCGGTTCGGTCGTCGGCCTCGACCGTGGCACCACGGCGGCGTCGAAGTTCCTGCGCGGCGGCCGTACCGATCTGAACGCGGTCGTCACCACGGGCACCGTCGAACTCGTCGGCGCCTCTTCGGTGGACGGCGCGGTCACGATCTACGTCACGTGGATCCCGCTGACCGATGGCGCGACCCTCGTCGCGGCGTAAGGAGCCGTCATGTTGTGGGAGTGCCTGGAGTGTTCCACGCGATACGCCTGGGACCTCCAGGCATGCCCAGGCTGCGGATCCGACCACCGCGAGGAGAGCGGAATGCCGAAGATCACTGTCGCCAACGGGGCGACGCACGCACCCGTGGAGAAGGAGAAGGAGGAGCCTGAATGGCCTGGGAATCCCTCCTCAGCATCTACGAAGAAGCCGTCCAGTACGCCCGAGACGAGCGAGACCACGCGCCCGAAGCCTGCCCGTTCGACGGGGAGCCGCTCCAAGAAGGCCCGCGAGGCGTCCTCTTCTGCAAGCTCGGTGACTACCGATGGCCCCGAGACGGACGCGTTCTCTGACTGACGTCGGTGGGCGCTAGCAGATGGACGCTAGCGCCCGTACACTTGACGCGAGCACGACAACTTCACACTTCCCACTCCCTACGTCTCATTCGGGGCGTACGGCCAAGAAAGCAAGGGCACAGGATGGGCGTCTGGTACTGCACCAGGGACGACGTCAAGTCAGCCCTGGACTCAAAGGAGAGCGCGCGTAACCACGCGCAGATCGACCGCGCGATCGAGGCTGCCTCTCGCGCCGTTGAGGGCTACCTCCACCGCACCTTCGCGCCCGTCCTGGCCACCCGGTACTTCGACTGGCCCAACCAGCAGTACGCCCGCGCCTGGCGCCTGTGGCTGGACGAGAACGAGCTGATCTCCGCGACAACGTTGTCATCCGGGGGCACCACGATCTCGGCGTCCGACTACTTCCTGGAGCCGGTGAACTCCGGCCCGCCGTACGACCGCATCGAGATGGACCTCGACTCCTCGGCCGCCTTCGCCAGCGGAGGCACCCACCAGCGGGCCGTCGCCGTGACCGGCCTGTGGGGCTACACGGCCGACGAGACGGCCGCAGGGCTCACCGCCGAGACTCTGGACAGCTCCGAGACGGGCGTGGACGTAGACGGCCCCACAGCGGCTCTCGTAGGCGTCGGCAGCGTCCTGAAGGTGGACTCGGAGCGCATGCTGGTCACCGAGCGCTCGACGCTCACCACCGGCCAGACACTCCAGTCCGACATGACCGCCGTCGAGAACAGCGTCACCGTCGCGGTCACCACCGGCTCCTCCTTCGCGGTCGGCGAGGTCATCCTGCTCGACAGCGAGCGCATGAAGATCGTCGACATCGCGGGCAACAACCTGACCGTGATCCGGGCCTGGGACGGCAGCGTGCTCGCCACGCACTCCGGGTCGACCATCTACGGCTACCGCACCCTCACCGTCACACGGGGCGCCCTGGGCACCACGGCCGCCGCGCACAACTCCGGGGCCACGGTGTACCGGTGGGACGTGCCGGGCCCGGTGCGCGAGCTGGCCATGGCGGAGGCGATGAACGACCTCCTCCAGGCGCGCTCCGGATACGCCCGTACGGCTGGCTCCGGGGACAACGAGGCCGAGGCGAAGGTTCTGGGCCTGGAGTCCTTGCGGCTGTCCGTACGGCGCTCTCACGGCCGCAAGGCCAGGACGGGGGCGGTGTGATGGCCGAGTCCTACAAGGCCAGCGGTCCCCTCTTCGACGGGGGCGCTAAGCGGGCGATGGCCAACTACGCCGAGGAGCTGGACGCCGAGCTGGCCGACGAAGGCCGCCGCCTCGTCGTCCACTACCTCGACCGGTTCCTGCGCCACCCCACGGGCTACTACGTCTCCAACGTCCGGGTCGAGCAGCGGGGCACCGCCCACCAGGTCACCGACTCCGGCGTGGTGTACGGGCCCTGGCTGGCGGGCGCGTCCTCGCGGAACCGGTCGACGCGGTTCAAGGGCTACCGGCACTGGAGGCTGGCCCAGCAGGATCTGGAGAAGCGGTCCGGAGCCATCGCCCAGCGCATCATGCCCCGCTACCTGCGGAGGGCGTCATGAGCCTTGCCGTCTCCGAGATCTACGCACAGGTCGTCAGCCACGCCAAGCGGCTCGGCATCTTCAACCAGGTGCTCACCCACGAGCCGAAGGCGGCGCCGGGCGACGGTCTGACGTGCTCGATCTGGCTGGCGTCACTGAACCCCATCGCCGAGGTCTCGGGACTCGCGGCGACGTCGCTGCGGCTGGAGCTGTCCATCCGGATCTACGAGAACTTCAAGTCTCAGCCCGAGGACGAGATCGACAAGAGGCTGCTCGACGCCACCAGCAAGCTCATGGAGGCGTACACGGGCGACTTCCAGCTCGGCGGCACGGTCATGGACGTCGACCTGCTGGGGGCTCACGGTGACCCGCTGGGGGCGGAGGGCGGCTATCTCAGCCAGGACAGCTCTCTGTTCCGTGTGGTTGTCATGACCCTGCCGATCATCATCTCCGACGTCTACACACAGACCGCCTGAAAGGAGTGTGAATCATGGCGAAGTCCAACGGCCTGGCATCGGAACTCTTCATCGGCGGTTACCAGCTGTCGGGAGACATCCAGTCAGTCGACAACATCTCGTCACCGGTGGCGACGCTCGACGTCACGGGGATCAACAAGTCGGCGTACGAGCGGATCCTCGGCCTGCGTGACGGCATGATCGATGTGACGACGTTCTTCAACACGTCCGCCGGTCAGGCCCACCCGGTGCTCTCCGTGCTTCCGGAGACGGACACGCACGTCATGTACTGCCACAAGAGCGTGATCGGAAACCCCGCCGCGTGCCTGGTGGCCAAGCAGCTCAACTACGACGGATCCCGCGCGGCAGACGCCGGGTTCACCTTCAAGGTGCAGGCCCAGGGCAACGCCTACGGCCTGGAGTGGTGCCAGCAGCTCACGGCGGGCCTGCGTACGGACACCGCCGCGACCAACGGCTCCAGCCTGGACACGGGGGCCTCGGCCAGCTTCGGCGGCCAGTTCTACCTCCAGTGCACTGACTTCGACGGCACGGACGTGACCGTGAAGATCCAGGACTCCGCCGACAACTCGAACTGGGCCGACGTCACCGGCGGCAGCTTCACCCAGATCACATCGGCCCCGACGTTCGAGCGGATCGCCCTGTCCAACACCGCGACCATTCGCCGGTACGTCCGTGCCGTGACGGTGACCTCGGGCGGAGTCACCTCCGTCTCCTTCGTGGTGGCCATGAACAAGAACGAGACGGCAGGGGTGGTGTTCTGATGATGCGTCAGCCCATCGGTCCGGCAGCGGCCTACCAGACGTACTCGATCAAGGCCCCGCTCTCGACGCACTTCCGCCCGGCCACCTGCGAGGAAGTGGACTGCCCGGACTACCGGTTCGGCTGGAAGGTCCACCTGGAGGGCATCCCCGAGAACCTCCGCCACACGGCTCTGAGCAGTGGCCGGAAGTACCGCATCGAGCAGGAGGCCGAGGGGCTGACCTGGCTGGTCTACGAAGCCGGTCAGAAGTGCTTCCAGAACTCCCGCCACCGCACTCGCGTCGAGCGCCCGGAGATGTACCTCGTCCGGGGCGGCGACCTGCGGGGCAACCCCACCGGCGCGAGCCGGATCCACACGCGCGCGGAGGACTGGCTCGAAGACCTCCACGAGCACACCGACAAGATCTCCGACGCCCTGAAGGAGGGCTGACCCATGGCAAAGATCTCCGGCAAGGGCTGGACCACGCTCACCGTGGACAACTCCGGCGGTTCCAGCAACACCGACATCCGCAATGACGTGACCGAGTTCGATTTCGCCACACCTCGGGGCGTTCAGGACATCACGGGCGTCGACAAGTCCGCGATCGAGCGTCTGCTTCTGCTGAGCGACTTCTCGATCAACCTCAAGGGCGTCTTCAACGCCTCGACGTCGCACGGGGTGTTCAAGACCGTCTCCTCCTCGGACGCGACCCGCACCGTGGCGCTGGGCATCGCCTCGCAGACGCTGTCCAACGAGTGTGTCTTCACCGACTACGCCCTGGCCCGCGCCGCGTCCGGCGAGTTCACGTGGTCGGCGCCCGGAGTGCTCGCCGACGGTGCGACGCCTACCTGGTCCTGACAGGTACCTGACAGATTCCCTGGAGGGAACCCATGCCGGACTTCATCCCGGATCGCAAGAAGTACACGCTCAACTTCGACGACAGCACTGACTACAAGGGCCTCGTCGTCGTCATGAACGCCCTGGCCCTGGGCGAGATCCTGACCGTCCAGGCCGCTCAGACGTCGAAGAACGTCGAGACCGTCGAGAAGATCTTCAGGATCTTCGCGCGCAACCTCGTCGAGTGGAACGTCTGCCGCCCCGACGGCACCCACGTCCCCGCGACCTACGAGGGCGTCCAGGAGCAGGACATGGACATGCTCGTCGACATCATGGGCGAGTGGATCCGGGCGACGAGCGAGGTCCCGGCCCCTTTGGACAAGCCCTCGACCTCTGGGCCGCAATCCCCGGAGGAGTTGATCAGCACGGTCTCCCTGTCACCAAGCCTGGCGAGCTAGCCCACGCCGAGTTCGTGATCGGGCTGTGCGAGCGCTTCGGCTGCCTGCCCAGCCAGCTCTACCAGGAGGACGCCGAGCTGCTGCGGCTCCTGAACATCTACACCCGAGGCAACCCCAAGCGGGACGACAAGGAGGGAGGAGGGTTCGATGACCAATAACGTCCAGATCAACGTCACGGCGCAGGACAACACGGCACAGGGTCTCGGATCCGCCGAGCAGAGCGTCTCCTCCTTCGGCCAGAACATCGGCGGCATCCTCGCGGGAGCCGGTGCGGCGGCTGGCGCCCTGCTGGTCGCCGGGGTCACCAAGGCCCTCGACCAGGGCAAGATCGTCGGCAAGCTGGGTGCCCAGCTCGGGGCGACCCCGGCCGAGGCCGAGAAGTACGGCAAGGTCGCGGGCCAGCTGTACGCCGACGGCATCACCACCGACGTCCAGGGCGCGGCCGACACGATCCAGAAGATCATGCAGGCCGGTCTGCTGCCGACGGACGCGACCGACGCGCAGCTGAAGGGCATGTCGACGAAGGTCGCCGACCTGGCGACCACCTTCGACGAGGATCTCGGCAGCGTCACCAACGCCGTCAGCCAGCTCATGCGCACGGGCCTGGCGAAGAACGCCGACGAGGCGTTCGACATCATCACCAAGGGCATGCAGTCGGGCGCCAACAAGTCCGAGGACTTCCTCGACACCATCAACGAATACTCGGTCCAGTTCAAGCGCATGGGCATCGACGGGGCGACGGCCACCGGGCTGATCTCCCAGGGCCTCAAGGGCGGTGCCCGCGACGCCGACCAGGTGGCCGACGCGCTCGGCCAGTTCGGTGAGCGCGCCCTCGCAGGCGGCACCGCTGTCGACGAGGCATACGCCAGCATCGGCCTGAGCGCGGACGAGATGGCCGCCAAGCTGGGTCAGGGCGGCAAGAGCGCCGAAGAGGCGCTCACCATGACCCTGAACGCCCTGCGCGGCACCAAGGACGAGCAGGTCAAGCTCAACGCCGCAGCGGCCCTGTTCGGCGACCCGGCCAACGTCATGGGCGACTCCCTGTACGCCCTCGACCCGGCCACCGCCGCCGCCGCGTCGGGCATGGACAAGGCCAAGGGCGCCACGGACAAGCTGGGCAATGCCCTGCGCGACAACGCAGGCGCCAAGCTCGACGCGTTCAAGCGCAAGCTCGAACAGAAGCTCGTGAACTTCCTGGGCGACACGGTCATCCCGGCCCTGGCGGACTTCAAGTCGTTCGTGACGGAGAACTTCTCCGAGATCTGGACGGAGGCCGGTAAGGGCAGCGATGGCCTGGGCGATCAGATCGTCAACGCTTTCGGGAACCTCGGAGAGAAGATCAAGGAGAAGCTCACCGAACTCCTCCCGAAGATCGCCGAGGGACTCGCCGGACTCGGTGAGGACATCGCCAACTACATCACCGAGAACCCGATGGAGGCCCTGAAGATCGCCCTGATCTCGGTCGCGATCATCACCGCCTTCCTGCTCCTCCCCGCCCTCATCGCGGCCGGTATCGGCGCCGTCGTGGTCCTCATCGTGGCCGGGTTCGTCAAGAAGCTGATCGAGGTCCTGACGGAGAAGCTCCCCGAGTGGTGGGACGCCTTCACCGAGTGGCTCGGCGAGAAGGCCGACAGCGTCGGAGACGACCTCGAAGTCATCGGCGAGGCCATCGGCGACTGGTTCAGCGACCTGTGGGACGACTACGTCGCCGAGCCCGTCGGGGACATGTGGGACGACTTCATCGGGTCGATCAAGGATCTCCCCGACCGGATCAAGAAGGCCGCGTCGGGCATGTGGGACGCCTTCAAGACAGGCTTCAAGGCGTCCATCAACGCGATCATCGGCTGGTGGAACAACCTGGGCTGGACGTGGCCGTCCGTCGAGATCCTCGGCACCACCTGGGGCGGCGGCAGCTGGAGCACCCCGAACGTCCCGTTCCTGGCCCGAGGCGGTCTCGCCAGCGGCATGGCGCTCGTCGGTGAGCGCGGCCCCGAGCTGGTCAACCTGCCGAACGGCTCGATGGTCCGCAGCACCGAGGACAGCGCCCGCCTGCTCGGTGGGGGCGGGGGCGGCGGAGCGAAGTACCTCAACCTCGACGTCCACCTGGGCGGTTCGAGCGTGGGCCGCATCGTGGTCGACCTCGTGCGAGGAGAAGTCCGCCGACAGGGCGGCAATGTCCAGGCAACTCTAGGCCAGTAAGGAGATACAGACATGGGCGCCCACCGCTACACGGCCTGGAACTCGGCCATGGCAACTACCGCAGCTCAGGCATCCGTTACCACCGGTACGGCCATCAAGACCATGCTTCAGCTGTCCACTCCGGCAACCCGGAAGATCGAACTCATCGCCTGGGGCTTCACCATCGACGACACCTCCGGCGCGGACGGCGTGATCGAGCTGATCCAGACGGACGTCGCGGCCACCGTCACCGCGCACGTGGCGGCCGGTGTGCAGCCGCTGGACCCGGACTCCCCGGCATCGCTCCTCACCCTGGGTACGGCCAACACCGGCTACACGGCGTCGGCGGAGGGCTCGACGACCGCGACCCGCGCGTTCGATGTCGTCGCGCTCAGCTCGACCACGTCTGAGTCGCCGTACACCTACTCGTACCAGTGGATGCCGGACGAGCGGCCGATCATCGACACCTCGTCCTTCCTGCGTGTCAGGGCCACGACACCCACCACTGCGGTTGACATGCGCACGTGGATCCGGTGGTCGGAGTGAGTGATCTTGATCGGTAGGAGTCCGGAGACACAGGAGGTGAAACATGTCGAGAGCGGCACGCGTCGCATCGTGGCTTGAGAAGCCCGGAGGGTGGTCCAGCCCCACCTCCGGCGGCTGGGCGTACGCGAACGCCACGCATCCCCTGGTGGAGCTGTACCTGGATGACACGTGGGTCGACATCACGTCCTACGTCTACTACCGCGACCGCATCACCATCACGCGTGGCAAGTCCGACGAGGCGTCACAGATCAGCCCCTCCAGCTGCCAGTTCACCATCAACAACCGCGACGGCCGGTTCAGCCCGCGCAACCCGACCGGGGCCTACTACGGCCTGATCGGGCGCAACACCCCCGTGCGCGTGAGCGTGGTCCGCAACGGCGTGCGGCGGTTCCGCTTCTACGGAGAGATCAGCGCGTGGCCGTCGAAGTGGGACACCAGCGGCAAAGACGTGTGGGTGGAGATCGAGGCAGGCGGCGTCATGCGGCGCCTGGGACAGGGCCAGGCGCCTCTGAAGAGTGCCCTGTTCCGGGCCATCACCACCGCCAACCCGGTGGGCTACTGGCCGCTTGAGGACGGCTCGGAAGCCACGTCCGCCGCGTCGGCCGTCGAGGGCAACGTGGCGGCGAAGACCATCAACTTCGACTACGCGAGCAACGACACCCTCCCCGGCTCCGGGCCGCTGCCCACCATCCTGTCGACCAACGCCCTGGAGACGCAGGTCTGCAAGCTGCGTGTGCCCGTGCCCGACAGCGGTACCGAAGAGTGGCGTGTCGAGTTCGTCTACTACACCCCCACGGCTCCGGCTGGTCTGACGCAGCTCATGGAGATCGAGGTCAACAGCGACACGTACGAGAGCCACCGCGTCTACCTGAACGGCTCCGCCAACATCCGGATCATCTCCGACCTCGTCGGCGGCGGCATCACGTCGCCCTTCATCAGCGTGACCTCCAGCAACCTGGGCGGCCAGTGGAACCGCGTCTACATCCAGATGAGCGCCTCCGGCGGCACCACGACCGCAAAGCTGGCACTGATCCCCATCACCACGGGTATCGAGGAGAGCGGCACCACGACGTACGCGGGGACGCCGGGCAGCGTCCTCAGCCTCTTCTCCGACTTCAACTCGGCCACCGACACCAACCTCCAGGGCGGCAGCGTCGGCCACTACACCGTCTTCGGCTCCGTCGACGTCGACGCCTTCGAGGACGCCTTCGACGGATACAACGGAGAGCTTCCCTCGGAGCGCCTGCGGCGGCTGTCCGAGGAGTCGGACCTGTCCACGCTCATCCCCACGTACACGGACGACGAGCAGCCCATGGGCGCACAGCGGCTGTCCACCCTGCTGGACCTGCTGCGGGAGTGCGAGACCGCCGAGGTGGGCCGCCTCATCGAGCCGCGCGACCAGTTCGGTCTGGCCTTCATCAACAAGTCCATGATGTACAACCAGGACCCGGTCCTGACGCTGGACTACTCCCAGCACCACCTCTCGATGCCGCTGGACCCGGTGGACGACGACCGGTACACCCGCAACGACGTCACCGCCACGCGCCCCAGAGGCTCCTTCAGCCAGCAGACGCTGGACGAGGGCGCGCTCTCGACCCAGGCGCCGCCGAACGGCGTCGGACGCTACGACGATTCCGTGACCGTCAACGTGGAGAGCGACGACCAGCTCGGCAGCCAGGCGATGTGGCGTGTCCACCTGGGGACCGTGGACGAACCCCGGTACCCGGAGATCTCGGTGAACCTCCGTCACCCCTCGTTCACGGAGTCGATCGAGCGGATGAACGGTGCCCTCGCGGTGGACATCGGCCAGCGGATCAACATCGAGAACCCGCCCGCATGGATGGCGCCGGACACCATCGGCCTCCTCGTGGAGGGATACACCGAGGTCATCGGCGTGGTGGAGCACGACATCACGTACACCACGTCGCCGTACACGCCGCACAACGTGGCCTCCCTGGACGACGAGTTCTTCGGACACGTCGACACCGAGGGCTGCTCGACGAACGGAGCGATCAACAGCACGTCGACCGTGCTGAACGTGCTCACCGACGTCGGCGCCACGCGGTGGATCGACAGCGCCACGTACCCCGACGACTTCCCCTTCGACATCTGGGTCGGCGGCGAGGTCATGAGGGTCAACGCCTGTGTGGGCACCGCGCTCTCGCAGACGTTCGACGTGACCAGAAGCATCAACGGCGTCGTCAAATCCCACGCCAGCGGGACCCGCCTCTCCCTGGCCTACCCAGCCGTCATCGGACTGTAAGGAGGAATCGTGTCCGTATACCCCACTTTTCTGGCCGGGCGGAAGCTCACCGCGTCCCTGCTCACCTCGGGACAGCTGAACGTGGTGCGCAAGCTGACGACAGAGAGCGTGACGTCCAACGCGACGCCTCAGAACGACGACGAGCTGTTCTTCGATGTGGAGGCGAACGCTGTCTACCGGATCGAGGCGCACTTCTTCCCCCAGTCCACCAGCCTCACCCCGGACTTCCAGTCCGCCTGGTCGATCCCGGCCGGTGCGACCGGGCTGAGGATGTGCCACGGCCCCACCTCGAACTCGGCCACGTACACGTCCGAGACGGACACGAACGTCCGAGTCAGCGGCCGTAACTGGACCACGGCGCAGACCTACCAGATCGGCGACGCGAACGCGGCGGCCATCTACGAGTCGGGTCTCCTCATCGTCTCGGCGACGGCGGGGACCGTGCAGTTCCAGTGGGCACAGGGCACGTCCAACGCCACGGCCACGGACCTCCTGTCCCGATCCTTCATCTCCTACCAGCGCGTCGGATAAGGCTTGTCATGGCCACGCAAACGAAGCTCCAGCGGAAGAACACCCCGCAGGTCATACCGCCCGGCGAGTGGACGCTGCTGACGTACGACACCGTCATCCGCAACGACGACTCGATGCAGCAGGGAATGTGCCTGATCGTCCCGCCCTACAACGGCGACTTCCTGTGGGCCCGGAACGTCAGCTGGGACGCGATCACCCTGCCGCCGTTCGACACCCGGCAGCGGCAGTTCGCCGCCCGGTTCGTCCGCGACCCCTTCGGCATCCACGACGACACCGGCTCCACCGACCAGACGGACACCGCCGGTAAGGACTTCCACACCACCGTCTGGCCCTTCTACGGCCGGGCCGGACAGGCAGTCGGGGTCGAGGTCTGGCACGACCACACCGAGGCCGTAGCGGTCACCCAGGCGCAGTTCAGCGCCACCACCTGGGACTACTGAGGAGGGGACATGGCAACACCACTGACCGCGACGGAACTCGTGGCCTTCCTCAAGGCCGAGGGCGTGAACGTCGTGGAGAACCCCGGCTGGCGCACCCGCAACCGGGACGACGAGACCGGCAAGCCGTTCGGCCCCGTGCACGGGATCGTCATCCACCACACGGCGGGCGTGGACAGCCTCGGCTTCTGCATCAGAGGCTCGGGCGACCTCCCCGGCCCGCTGTGCCACACCCACCTGGCCAAGAGCGGCGTCGCGACCATGGTCGGGCACGGCCGGGCGAACCACGTCGGCACCGTGGCGGAGAACGCCTTCAGCGCCATGCTCCACGAGGCATCCGTCCACCCCCGGCCCGACGCGGCCGAGCCCATCGACGGCAACGACCGCACGTACGGCATCGAGATCGAGAACAAGGGCGACGGCAAGGATCTCTACCCCACCAAGCAGTACGACGCCGCCGTCCGCTGGGCGGCGGCGATCTGCCGGGCGCACGGGTGGACCGCCAACTCGGTGGTCGGGCACAAGGAGGTGACCCGCCGGAAGGTCGACCCCAGCTTCGACATGAACGACTTCCGGGGCGCCGTCGCCGAGCGCCTGAAGCACCCCGCCTCCTGGAACCCCGGCGCCCCCACGGTGCCGGTGAAGACCGTCGAGCAGCGCCTCGCCGACCTGGAGAAGCGCGTCAAGAAGCTGGAGGAAGCGGCATGAACGTGTACATAAAGGACCTGCTGGAGCGGGTCGCCATGACCTTCATCCAGGGGGCGCTGGGCTCCCTGGTCGTCACCGAGCTGTCCAACGTGGACATGTGGTACGCGGCCCTCGGTGGCGGTGTCGCGGCCGTGGCGTCGCTCGCCAAGGGCCTGCTCGCGCGTGGACGTGGCAACCCGGACAGTGCCTCGCTGTCGGGTGACGTGTGATGGCGCCGGACAACACGTCTGACCTCGTCGTCGAGCTGGCCATCACCAAGCTCGGGGGAGAGATGCAGAAGGAATTCGCCCAGGTCAACGGGAAGCTGGACCTGCTGACCGCTGAAGGCGTGCGCAACGGTGCCGACATCGCGGCCCTGGAGATCAGGGTCACGGCACTGGAGAAGCGGGTGTGGATGGCCTCGGGCGCCGCCGCGCTCATCGGTACGGCCATCCCGCTGCTGGTCCAGGTGTTCGGCGGCCCGTGATGGACGCCTCGTCAGCAGCGAACGCCGTATGGGGCGGGCTGCTTCTCGCCGGGGCCGCGTTCGAGGTCTACGCACTGAAGAACGCGCGCCCCGGAGACACCCTATCGGAGTCCACGCGGCGCTGGTTCAGGGTCAACACCCGTGCCGGGCGGTGGGTGTTCGGGGTGGTATGGGCGGGATTCGCCACCTGGTTCGGGGTCCACATCCTCGACGGTTGACACGCCGATTGACATCAGACGATCAACCGCGTACCCTTGGGCGCGCGAGAGCAGAAACGACAAAGCCCCCGGTGGTCAGAGACCGGGGGCGTGGTGTCGGTCCTGCAAGGACCAGACGCTCTGTCATTGAAGCTCTCGCGGTTCCTACGCCGATTCAAGTTCAAATAGGAGCGCTGACGTGACATACGTTATGCCGCTGGATGAGGCTCTGTCAACTCCAGGGGGACAAACAGGCGAGGCTACCGGAGTTACCATTGGTAACAGGGTACCCGGTAACACCTCAAACGGCACTCATCTGACCACGAGCGCCAACGGCCGCCTCGGATACCTCGACGGCAAGGGCACCGTCCTGCGTGGCCCCCACGCAGGAAAGACCCTCGGGGAGTGGGCCCTCGCGTACGCCGCCCACGGCATCCACGTCTTCCCCATGCGGGCAGGCACCAAGAGCGGCTACTACGGCAAGTGCGCCCGGTGCGACCCCAAGGACTTCAACTACGACGAGGACGCGCACGCGCACGGCGTCGAGAACTGCACCGCCCACCCCGGCGGGGGCTCCCGGTGCCACGGCCTGTACGCCGC